TCACACCAATCTGGTTAAACGGCAAACTAAGTGGTGGTAAAGACTGACATCGGCATTATTACTGTCACTGTGTAGCATCAGCCCTGTTTTCCGGACTGGGGCTTTCAGCGCTTGTTCCAGCATCCCGCAGGTCAGGCTCAGCACCGGCTTCTGAGACATCTGCCACGCGATAATTTCGAGATTAAACAGGTCCTGCACCACAGACAGATACAGCTTCTCCTGTCCGATCCTGAACTCTGTCACATCAGTGCACCACTTTTTTCCGCTTTCTTCTGTTCTGAAGCGCCGGGCAAGAAGATTAAGCGAAGCCTGATTACTGTCGTTCATCCACGAACTGTACTTTTTGCGCCGAATCTGACAGAACAGACCCTGCCGCCTCATCAGCTTCCCCACCGTTTTATGGTTCAGTCGGGTACCCCTTCTTCTCAGCTCCGTAGTCATGCGACGATAGCCATAGCACTCCTTGTGTTGCCTGTGGATTGCCGCCATAAGCGGTATTACTTCCGCGTATTTGTCAGGCCTGCTGGCGGGTTTAGCCTGATGATAGTACCAGCTGCTGCGGGGCAGGCTGGCCGCCCGCAGCAGGCATCTCAGCGAGTGGTCAGGCAGCAGCAGGCGGACTAGCCGGGCTTTTTCTGCTGCTCCCTGAGCGCATTTTCCGCTCTCAGGGCCTTCAGCTTTTTTAAATATGCATTCTCCGCTCGCAGATATTCAAGCTCTCTGAGCAGCTCAGGATGCGTCATTTCACTGTAAGGTTTTGCTTCGGAAGGCTGTTTACGTTTGGTCATGGCGGAGCCTGCTCTGGACGGATTAAGTTCCACTGTGCCTTTTGTACGATATCTGTGCAACCAGTTCTGGATTAGCGTCTCATTGGGAATGGCAAAGAGCGCAGAAGCGTCAGCGCTGCTGCAGCGGTTTTCAAGGATATAGTGAACCACACGAAGTTTGAACTCTGCGGAATAAAAACGATGAGGACGATGCTCCAGACCTGTCTCACCCTGCTGCCTGAAGGCGCGTATCCAGCGGGAGAGTGGCGTCCTGCCGACTTTAAACTGGCGTGCAGCTTCAGCAATTCCGGCTTGGCCGGACAGAACGTGCTGAACAGCCGCCAGTCTGAGAGAAAAAGGATGTTTCATTTTGAACCTCCGGAGTCTGAACTGTTTGTCCAGGATCCGGGGTTCAGTACAGGATTTGATCCCCCCTACCCCCTAGCCTGTGTGGGCATCAATCAAGATGGAAATCATTATTCAGGTTGCACCGACGACCGCTGCTCGCATTGTGCGGACAGGCATTAGAGTTATGCCCTGACTGCCCACAATAGCTGCAGCGCAGGTTGGCGCGGCGGGATGAACCACCCCATGTTTTGGGACAGTTCGCGTATGTATGAAGAAGTGAACCGCAGTACGTGCAATAGGTATAACTCATCGGATACGCTCTCTTGCCGTCTTCGCTCTGTGGCATTCCCAACACAACGACTCAAGATTGGAATCGTCATCAGTACCGCCATGAGCTTTTGGGATGATGTGGTCAACGCTGGTCGCTTTCTTCGCTATCTTCTGCCGGCGATGATTCTGACACAGGTATTGATCACGCTGTAGGATACGTGCCCGTATGATTTCCCAGAGCCGCCCGTATCCACGTTCCTGCCTGCTCTTTCCTGCCTGGTAGTTACGCCAGCCATCACCGGCATGCTGCTGCATGTGTTGTTCACAATACCCGCTGGCATCGTTGGTGATTGCCGCACATCCCTTGTGTCGGCATGGGCGTTTAGCGCGTGGTGGCATCGGCATCGTCCTGTTTGTTGGATACAAATTGTGTTGTACTCGGAGAGAAAAAGGGAAACGGTAACTAGCGGAGAATATTTAAAAAAAGCGCGAATCTGCACGCTATCGCCCCGTAATAAACCAAAGCGCCGGAAAGGACCCGGTAATGACAATGATTACCTAATAAGATAGAAGAATGAGCTCAATCTCCCGTCGCCCCGCCCCGTGGGAGGGGGGGGTACTTGCCAGGAGTACCTTTTGAAAATATTTGATAAAAATGTTAATTAAAGGCATAAAAAAACCTCGCGCATACGAGGTTTTTTTAGAAACAACATTGAATTAGCTGCTTTCGGGAGCATGCCAGATCATCGTACTACCGTTATGGTTTTCAATAATTTTGCAAGCTGAGCTACTACCAAACGTATGCATATAGCTGTGGTGAATCGTAAGAACCAAATCTTGCAAGTCTTGATCATCTTCAAGACTTGAAATTACCAGCCCAATATCCCTTGCTTTATCTATGTGAATATGTCTAGCATGCGCATATGTAGTAGAATGATCATTCAAACGTGAGCAAATAGCTCTAGCTTTTTCTTCTGCGTCAGGAACATCCCTAAACATGCCAGAAATCAGCCACTCAGAAACAATTTCTGAGGCCCATTTAATGGCCTTCTCACACTCACCTATGAAAGTGGGATGAAGCTTCTGAAGGTTGAATTGCCAAAAAGATATACTAGAAGGATCTGCTTTCAATTCTTGCTTAGCTTTCTCTACCTCTTCAAGAATACCATGAGCTGGAATCCCTCCCATTTGGGGATCAAAAGGTCCAATATTTGATTGCTTCCCCATCACGATTTCTTTAGCACAACAGGCGAGCATTGTCCCAGCAGACATAGCAATCATAGGAACAAAAGCTCTTATATCTGTGCCAAATTTTGCGCGAAGATATTGGCCTATAGATTCCAATGCCGCGATATCTCCGCCTGGCGTATGTATTAACAGATCCAGACCCTTTGTAGCATCCATTCCATTAATCGCTGCCATGAAGCCATTCTTATCGTCGTCAGTCATAGAAATCAACTGATTGACAGTTTGGGTATTCTTTTGCAGAAATCCGGAATAGTACGTAATTACGTTTCTTCCGGTTTTTTCCGACATTTCTGCAATGTATTTTTTTCGAACGACATCTAAAGGGCTGCGCTGCCCAAGGATAGTCATCTCCTCAAGCACTTCATTCCAATTTGGCATATTTTCAGTAGCTATACATTACGTAATTTTTTGAATTTTCTGTGTTTTTACTGCTATGGCGATGCATCGTGCCAGAAGAATAACTAACGCCAACTTGCTCAACCCTTGCTAAATTGGAACCAATAGCTCGGCGAACGAAATCAACAGGTGTGTCTGTAGGTGCGTATTCTGCTGGCGTGATGCCAAATTGTTTATATAGTTCGGCTGCTGACATAAAATATCCCCTTCTAACCACAATATTTAGTATCAATTCCTTCCAGTAGACACCATATATAGGGCGGCTCGAGTTTCATTTAATTATCAAGCACTTACCTGTGCTCGGGTTAAAAACCACTTTATGTGGTAAATATCAAGTAAAGATTGACTTTTAGCAACTCATTTAGTGCGATTACATCAGATTAAACCTGTAGGCGATCGTTTTTTAAACAAATACTGTATTTAAAAACATGTCTTTATATCTACTACATGAATTATCTGAAAAGCTTTTCCGTTTACTTCATTGGTCTGATGTAATTTCAGCTTGCATCATATTATTTGACTGCCTCACTGAGTCATAAATGCGCTCACATGTCACTCCTGCCCGGTAGTTTTCATCAGCTCGCTCAGCATAGTATCGAGCGTCTTCTGCAAGGCGTCCGAGCATGTCGGCAAACACTGCGGCATCGGCTCCGGCTGTTTTGCTTCTGACGGCAGCGGCAAGATCTGCGGTGTGCTTTGCGGCATCCAGCCGGGTGGCAAGCTTTGTTGCTTCGGTGCGCAGTTGACTAACAGTGGCAGACAGGCCAGCAGCAGTGGCAGCAGATTTAGCGGCTTGTGCTTGTGCATGTTTTATAGCCTCATCACGGGCAATAATACGCCCTTGTTCAATCATGCGAGCGGCGGTCTGTGCGTTCGCTGTTTGCGATGATTCTACGCTGTCACGCTCGGCCCACTTCTTTTCCCAACCGCGGCTGCTCCATACACTACCCGCGATGAAAGCAACGGCCACCAGCAACAAAATAACAATGAACTGATAGCGCAGGCTCACTGGTCTATCCCCCAGCACGCCAGCGCGCTTTCCTGGTCCCGTCTTTCTACCTGCCCATAGCAGCCATTTTTCTGGCCTTTAGTCAGGCGACAATCACGTCCACCGTCTTTAATCCACCAGCGGATCGCTTCACAGGCACCTCTACGGTCGCTAGCATTAATTCGCTTATAGAACGTAGACGGGAAACATTTTCCGGGGCCGATGTTGTATGGGCAGAAAGACGCAATCCCGACTTTCTGTGGTTCGGTCAGTGGTACCTTGATATTTCGCTCAACCCACGCCAGCGCCTTGTCGCGTTCTGTAGCGTTCACCTGGGCGCATTTCTCAGCAGACAACTTCATACCCTGAACTACCGGCTTACCATCAACCATCGTGGCGCCACGGCATATGGTCCAGATTCCGCCGCCGTCGAGATACGCTGTCAGGCTGTTACCCTCTTTCTCATCCAGAAACTGATCGAGAATCACAGATGCGGAAGCCCCGGCAAGAATCAAACCAACGACCGCTGCACTCAGTTTATTCTTCAGCTTTGGTGACATTGCCATTAAGCCGGTCCTCCCTTTCCTTTTTCCTGTAATACCAGTTCACTGCACAAGTGATAACAGTGCATGCGATACCGACAATAATTGCCCAGTCGCTCAGGCTTAACCCTGCAATTCTGTCGGCCAACATCCAGGACACCTCTTTTGCTGTTTTTGCTGTTTCGGCATATGCCTTCGCTGATACACCGCAGCCGGTCAGCGTGGTGCCTGTTCCATATGAAAGTCTGCTGTAAATGGTGCTCATTCTGGTCATAGCCTCACCTCCGATTTTTCGGATGGCGCTTTGTGAGATGAAAGGGTCAGGCTTCACGAGCTGGATTTATCAACAAAGCACGTAGCGGATGATTCCCGTGAGCCTGAAATGAAAAAGGCCGCCATGCGGCAGCCCCTAGTAAAATAGATTGTTTACATTGGTGGAGTAAGAGGACCTTCTAACACCTCTGCTTCACCGTTATGGCAAATGTCATCGCCTCTGGTCAGATGCCAGACACCTGTGATTGTTTTACCCGTTTCCAGATCATCAACAGTGTCATTCGTGTAGTACGCCACCTGTACAACACCGACATGCTGAATCCAGTAGTAACCTTCTTTCATAAGCTTCTCCGCGATACTCAGCAGATAGTATAGAGCAGTACAAATAATGCTGTGGTGCAGGAAGCCACAACTTAATCTTTGCTATAAAGTAATTTCGAAAGATGACGATAATGGGTAATAAATGTAAGGCCGGAGGAACCACCATGAGCATGACAGTTAGCACTTTGGGTCAGGACATACTGCAAAGCACAGTAAAACAAGCACCTTCAAGTACTGGCAACTCTGTTTCACAACAAATTCAAAACCTGAAAAAACAAATTGGTGAGTTGACAAAAGAACTCAGCGCCATGGGTTCAAAAATAAATGAAGTAACCTCCGAAGATGAGGCAAAACTGCTTAAACAGCAGATGGAGATGATTCAAAGGCAAATCGAGTCTATGTACGCAAAAATTGCTCAATTACAAAAACAAGAAGCAGAAAAAAACCAAATGGCATCGGGTGCATTACCTACGGTAAGTGACAAATCAAGTTCGAACGTTGCAGGGAATAATACTAAAAATATTGATGTCTACGTTTAGCAGTGACCCCCTATCATTTTTCCTCTGAGTTAGAAACGAAAAAGGATTGTGAGAACTTGTTTTCGAGTTAACGATTTCAGATCGGCGATATGACAGGGGTACTGGTGCTATGCACCTCGCGAATACCCCTGTCGTATCGCCGGAAACCAAAAACCCCGCTGTGGCGGGGTTCTCGTTATGTTCAAATTGTTCGCTTTTTGTCGCTGCCATAGTGGCGCAGCTCTGCCAAGCATGAATAAATTATCTGATTTTCTGGCCCGTTTTCAACACCATTATCAAAAAATAGCATCAATAGCTAAAAAATGATTTCAGTGAGTCTATTCAGATAACAGTTTGCGTGCTTCCAAAAAGACCTTTGCTCTGAATATTTCCAGGCACCAGCGCACGCGCTTTCTCGCCTCCCCATCAGTTAACCATGGCGCAATCGCCTGCAACTCCCGGGTTATGTCTGAGATTTTTTTTCGGGTGGTGTAATACTGAAGACCGACCACATAAACCGGATCATTAATATCCAGCGCCTGCAGTACGCATTGCTCAACAAAATCGACATCATCATTATGCAGGGCTTCATCAATCACACTAGCGGATGACTGCGGCCAGAGAATGCTATGTGCCCTGTTCATTGCCTGCTGTCCACGGAATCCCTCTTCTCTCGCCTGATTTAACGCAACAGTGAATCGCTCTAACGCCTTATCTGACCAAATCCGTCCTTTAATAACATTCCAGCACGCATGGCCCCGCGGCATACGAGGTGCTGTTTTTCCTCCCACACCCTCGCCCCATGTAGTGAGCAGGGATTTAATCCATCCGGACTGAATCCCCGTCAGAAGAATGCATTTACCCAGCCAGCTTTTACGCGGCGCAGCTGCTGCTTTTTCAAATGCTGACTGCTTTAGTCTGCGTTGGCGTGGCGTCATGCTTTTAGTTCCTCAATAATTATTCTCCCGGTTTCTCCCCATAATTTTGATACCCGAGCATCCCATATATGTGCATCATTTTCGTAAATGGCATCCATCAGGCCTTTCATCATGTTGTCGAAATCAGGTTTAGCCTGGTGTGGTTTACCGTTGAACTCAGCCCGTTTCTTTTTGCTCCAGCTCGCTGGCATCGGAAGAATGAAGGTGACATGCGAACCGCTTTCCGGCAGCTCAACACACTGCAGACGAACTTCATCACAGAAAGCCCGGTAACGCAGAACCTCGGGGCGCTTTTTCCATTTGTCAGCGCGCGTCATTCTGGGCTTACCGACGGGTGTAATTGGATATTCAGGCATCAAGAGCCTCCTTGATTCTTTTACCGATCCAGCGCATAACCGGTACAGCCATACTGTTGCCGATCGCTTTGTAGCGCGGACCATCTTTCGCCAGTCGGTAGGCTTCTTCTGCAGTTATTTTTGGGTTGTGATGGCGCACGTAAGCATATTCATCAGCAGTGATCTGCTTACGCTTATCACGGGGGATTAAAGTGTGGTTATCGGGGAAGCCTTGCAGACGCTCGCACTCAACTGGTGTCAGGCGACGAACGGCCATGTCTTTCATTACTGAAGGGGATAAATTCGATCCGCTACTGGCGGCGGCCAGAGTTGGGGATTGTTCTTCTGCCCAGCCAATGCCACCCGCTTTTGCGCCTTGACCAGCCTTGAAGGCATAAGCAACTGCATTTTCCTGCCCGTGATTTCGTCCCAGCGTATGAGCAAAATTAATGTTTGTGTCTGGGTCTTGTGTGCCGTGAATGGCATAGGTATCCAAATCTTCAGCCATGCTGTCATTTGATTTGGCAAGCAACGTTCTACTGACGTCTGAATAAGTCACAGTGAGATCGGTTGCATCTTTATGGTCGCGCGCTTTAACAGTGGATGCGGTTTCATCATTAACATAATCACCAAATGCCCGCATGCGAAAGACACCAACGATTCCACCTCCGCGCTGGCTGAATAACTCCTGGTTGCTTTGACCTATGCCTCCGATGTTGTGTGACTGGTTGAGGGTTGGATGTGGATTATATTCCCCATACCAGTGGCTACCGTTAGCAATGCGACGCCCAGTATTTGCGGTAATGCCCTTCCCCGCTTTTCGGCGCGGCGGAGTATCCCGGCGCATGCCTTCGGACTCAAAAAGTATTTTTGCGGGATCGATATCCCCTCGAGCGCTTGCGATAACAAACACACGGCGGCGTCGTTGGGCCACTCCGAAAAATTGAGCGTCGAGCACTCGCCAGCAGACAGCCCTTTCTGGTCCCAGCACATAACCAGCGTTTGTCCATTTTTTCCCTGGTGATTCCAGTTCACAGCTTTCACCGGCAAGCCCTGCAAGAAAACATCCGAAAGCGTTATCTCTGCTGCTGAATACTCCGGGTACGTTTTCCCAGACGACAATGACGGGAGGTTTTCCCTGTTCTCTTCGTTTTTCATCTATTGCGTTTACCAGTTCTACAAATGCGAGGGTCAATTGCCCGCGGGAATCAGTCAGGCCATTACGTAAACCAGCAATACTGAATGCCTGGCATGGAGTACCACCCACCAGAACATCTGGCGCTTCGATTTTTCCACGCCAAATTGCAGCGGCGATTTTTGTCATATCACCGATGTTTGTTACGTGCGGCCAGCGATACGCCAGAACAGCAGATGGGAAATCTGGACCGTTTTTATAATTGTGTTCAGGATCGAACTGAGAGAACCATGACGGTCGCCAGCCCAAAACCTCCCACGCTATACTTGCAGCCTCAATTCCACTACATACTGAACCATAAGTAATACTCACGCGGATTCCCCCAATTCGTAGAGAACCTGCACCAGCAGCTCTGTCTCGGTACCGTAATTGCTTTCCCAGGACTGGCGACCAGCATGAATGCCGATACCGTGACCGCCATGACGGTGATGAATTTGGCAAAGAGGAATAACTTTGAAATTGTCAGCGCGCTGGCCAACTCCCTGACCAGTTCGGATGTGATGTATCTCTGCTGGGGTTTCACCCAGTTTCAGGTTTTTGCAGACAATACAGCCCAGCCCGGCTACGCGGGAAAGATGAGTTTTTTCGGCTTTAGTCTTTGATCTGCTCATGCTGAACCACCAGCACAAACAGCGACACCGCTCACGAAGGGACGGTGTGAATGGGGTAATTCAGTTTTATGCGCCATCGCGTTTTCCCGGTTGGCGCAGTATTACTCAGCGGGCTGTTCAGACCCGTGTTTGAGTATAACCTAACTTATCAGACATCTGAAACAGGAAGGCCGGCTTTCTTTCTTGCTTCTTCCAGAGCACGCAACGACGTCACAAATTCATCTTTGCGCAGCGCGAATCCCCTTTCGGCCCTGCCCTTTACGATATAAATCAGAACCGGGCCAGTGTGCTCCGGCAGTCCGGGAATTAAATCATCCGGAATTTGCATGAGATGCCCCTTGCGGTGATATCCACACCGTTAAGTCAACGGAAATTGCTTCTTAGCAGTAGCGCGGCGCGCAACGAGAAATTTAGCAATCAGGCGTAACAAATGGCGGCCAAGGACGCCAACCAGGGGGGCATCAATTGAAAAACCATTCATCCGCACTTTCCCACGTTTCCTGCAGGATTTCTTCAATACGTTTTTTATCGCTCTTTTCGCCTCCGATGACACTTAATCCATCAGAACCGGTTCGATGTATCGTTAATTTACATCCTGAATAGTCCTGGCTGATTCGGCGCAAAAGTTCCTTTTCAAGCGCTGGCACAGCTCCTTTCGGAAGTTCCTTAGTGCGATCAATTGTAATTTCAACCTTCATGATTCCCTCCGCTTCGATATACTGTACATTCATACAGTATACCTATTGAACCTCATATTCAAGTGGTTAATAGCACTTTTCGCCAAAGCCATGCCGTTGTATACACTAAGTTTTTCCAACTATTCGGAATTAACTAAATCAGATTGGTGAAACTTTTTAGACAAGAAAAAACCCGCCGCATCATGCTGGTTCAGTCCCTGTAGAACTTGCTTCATAATGCGATGAGCGATCTTGCCAGACAGTCCAGGCTACAGCAGCCTCCCATGATATATATCCATTACCGCCATTTTTCGCCCTGCGGAGATCAACTGCATCACCAAACCTTTCAATGATGAATTTTTCAAATTCTATACGTTTTTCTTCGTCGTTCGTTGAATCCATGCATTCCCCAGTTGCGTCCGACTAATCGCTCTTATTGCATAAAAAATAGCATATCCAATAGAGAGTAAAAAACCCGCCGTAGCGGGTTTGATTTTGATCGCGAGAGCCATTTATCGGCAACTATTTCTGACAAACCTTCTTAGACTTGCTGATAGTCCCATCATTACAAACAAACTTTTCACCCGAGCAATGCGATATTCCACCTTTCTTACCTGAGCATGGCTTGTTTGCTGCCGTTGCTGTCAGTGAGAAAAGTGACACCAATAAAACAACAAGAATTTTCTTCATATCCCTATCCCCATCAGTAAATGATAGGAAATCGTAGCAGGGATTGATGAAGCGAAAAAGAAAACCCGCCGTAGCGGGTTGAATTAGAAATGTTTTATTAAGCCGCTATTTGTTTCTGCTGACAAAGCTCCGGTAGGTTAGCCCTAACCAGCGCCTCGGCAAGCTGATGTTTGGACAGGATTAGCGCAATGAGTATTAGAAACAGCAGAATGCACGAAATGGCGGCGGTATTCGCAATTCGTGACTGGTTGAATATTGCTCGAATTGTATTTTGCACTTTAACGTTTACGTTAAAGTGCCGGATGCATGCCACCGAGTGTTCAGGACGATGGCATGTGTATTATGGATTACGGTTTATTTATTTCCAGGGGGTTAGGGTGAATTCCACTTACATGCCAGAACGCATGCTCTCTATTCAACTGATTTCCCTTTGGTATCAGGAAGCCATACGTCCCAGATTTAAACGTGGCATGAGCGCAGATTAGACTTTCTCCTTCAAAGCTATACTCAGTCCCTTCAGGGATTAGAGAATCAGTCTTGATCAGGTGAACAGTTCCGTTGATAGGGATCATGTAGTGGTGCATTTTAGGCTCCTCGTGTTGTGAAGAGCCTATTATATCAAGTTTGAATCTACGTCAATGAAGTAGCAGGATTTGTTACGTCCTACTCTGGAACCCAGGATTAAGCTACAATTCCTTTTTACTGACCAAACCCTGCCAGATTAACAAGCACTGATTTGTCGTCGCCGTATATGCAACAACAAACCCGCCGAGGCGGGCATTGGAATCATGGGGTATCGATTGGGGGGGTCCATGGCAATTCTAATTCATACATGGGGGTATATTTTAGAATCGACTCAGCAGCCAGTTTACATGCCATTGAAATATAGTTCTTAAAAAACCATGAATTTTCTTTATAGAAATCTTTTGTTATTTCAAAATCTTTATCCAGCACAAGGAAATAAAGAGACATAGAAAAACTAACCTCAAAGATAGGTACTTCCTCTGCACTAGGTTCATGATTACCATCTTCATAACCAGCAACCTTGGGGGTTATTGCCATCTCAATCCAATTATCGCCATCTTCATCAATTTCGGACTTTACCCCAAATTCCGAAAAAGACACTTTATAACGCCCCCCACTATCAACATCACCACTCATCTTAAAATTTGATGAATGGATGGAGAAATTATTAAACTGAATTTTATCAAGCATTAATGTCTCCTCCCTTTGCCTTCCACACTCATCCATTTAGATCTGGAGGCAGCTCCAATTACATACCCACCAGACAGAAGTTCCACTGATTCTTTTTCTTCAATATGTAGATGAATTTCCTTTCTCTCGGAAACCTTCTCTTCAATAGCTTTCTTCACATAATCATTCAATGTGGTTCCACTTCGGCATGCGGCCAGATAGGCTTTTTTATGTAGTTCCGAGCCAATACGAATGTTAAAACTTCCACTCATGGGTTTATCAGGTGACTTGCCCAACTCTTTGCATGTTTCAAGATAATCGGTGACAGCTTCTTCAAAGGCAGACTTCAACTCATTAGGGGTTTCTGCCTCATAGGTTACAATGTCGTTTATACATTGAATTTTCCCATGCAGGATACCGTCCTCTATGGAAACTTCAATACTACCAAAATAACCTTTATAATTCAGCATCTTATTCATAATCATCTAACTCATCCAAAAGGTTTTTGACTTCCTTGAGCACGTACCCTTTAACGATATTCCCCGGATGCGGGCAATGGAAAGCCACCAGCCTCCCATCGCGATTGGTAAATTTTCTTCTTGAACCTGATCCGGTGAGCATTTCAAAACCATACTGACCAAGCAGTGTGACAAGCTCATCCCATGTAAAATCCTTCGGAAGCAGGCCAAGACGCTCCCTCAACTTCTCTCTTTTACTCATATGAAGTATATCCCTTCACCATTCAATAGCAACTGAAAATCAGTTGCAGAGCACGGTCCGACAAAGAAGTGTGAGAGTCTCAGCACTTGGAAGTAATTGTATTTCTGGAAAACGCTTCGAAAAAGCTCTGTGAACTAAGATAACATCTAAAGCTTAGAAAATAAAAACCGCCGAAGCGGTCTTTTGATTAATCTCACTATCATACTATCGTTCTTATGGGGCGGCCTCCGTTAATTGATTGCTGATACAGGACCGTTCGCCGGGTGGTTGTTAGTTGTCATGGATTAGTCCTTCACAAAGATAATCCAGTGGGTTTTGTCGTTCTTCCCGGTACGTTGACCAATTGCTGGTTTCGCGTCAGTAAGCGCCAAAATTTGGCTAACCGGGATCTGCGTTTCGTTCCATTTGAAGATGAGCACGCCGTGTGGCCACAATACCCTGAACGCCTCTTTGAACCCGGCGCGCAAATCAGAACGCCACGTTATTTTGTTCAGTCGGCCGTATTTTTTACCCATCCAGGCAGACTGGCCCACGCGCTCAAGGTGCGGCGGGTCAAACACCACAACCGGAAAAGAAGAATCAGCGAACGGCAGTGAACGAAAATCGGCAATCAGGTCGGGACGGATAACCAGGCGGCGACCGTCGCACAGTTCGTGCTCTTCGGCGCGGATATCAGTAAACACGGCGCGGGTGTCCCGCTTGTTGAACCAGAACATGCGGGAGCCACAGCACACGTCCAAAATTGTTTGCTCTGCCATCACTCCCCCTTCACGCCAATGCCAGCGGCGGCAACTTTTTCGACCAGTTCAACCCACTGTGGCGCCAGCCTCTTTTCTGCCTGTGCGCGGCTACCGGCCGGACCGTTCAAATTCACACGGTAATGATCATATGGGCATTTCAATCCACCCCAAACCCAGCCCATATGATTCGGCTTTAGCGCCCATTCAGGCATGTTCCCGCACTCCGGACAGCGTGGTAATTCGCTCTGTTTCATCGCGCCAGCTCCTGCACCAGCGCGCCATGCTTACGGATGCTGCGAACGGCTTCACGAAGTTTTTCCAGGTTGGACAGCTTCGCTTTTGTGCGGCGAATTTCATTTGAGATGCCGCGCACCGTCGGGATCAGCAGATCATCAGGGCGGCTGACAAACGAGGGAATTTCCTCGACAATTTCAGTGACAGATTTTTCTGGTACTGGTGGAGTTGATATCTCCGGTTCCCGTTGTGCAGAGCTTTTATTTTTCACTGGCCCAGCGGCCGGCACCGAATAAACAAACTTACTGCCCACTTTTTCGCGGATGATCCGCCCTTTTGTCATGTGGTGGGCCAGCATTGGCGCCACACGTTTTGACTCAATACCTGCCAGTGTTGCCAGCTCAAGGGATGTCTGTGGTCCATGTTCCGCCAGTAATGCGATGACGTCGCTGACTGATACACTTGCCGGTGTTTTGCTGACAGAACTGGCCGCCGTGGGCTGTGATTTCACTTCCCCGGTAGCAACTTTCCAGTACCCGTTAACCTGAATAACCTCGTTACGTTCTTCATGCTCACGAAGCATCCCGATCACCGCCGCAGGCTCAATTTTCATGCGCGCCGCAATTTCACGAGCGGTCGCTTTTTCCATCGCTTTCAGTACGCCTAAAATGGTTTCCATAAAATTCTCCAGGTTAATTTTTTAGCCCCTGAAACCTTCAGGGATGGTGTTGTCCGGGACTGAAATGGCGTTAACATCCCGTTGTTGTGTGCTACCACCAAGGCGGATAATTAATTCATCCCACTTTTCCCGTAGCTTTGAAGGGCTCAGAACGTTGCGGCACCAGAACGGATCGTGTTGTACGCGTTTGAATAAATCGCAAATCTGGCGATGGGTGCGCCCGTCTATGCAGCGCATCAGGCGTATTTCGTTTGCCCAGGCACTCCAGTTTGGGTCTTTTGGGCGTGACAGCTCGCCGTCTGTTTCGGCAGCCTTCTCGTAGAGCTTTTTGATACGGGAAAAAATCCACTCAGCGCACTGGTGATCTTCTGGTGTGCCCCATTTGCCTTTTTGCTGTTCAGAAGATGATTTTTTTTCTTCGCCTGAAGAAAAATCGGCTTCCGGGGACGCAGTTCCCGGACAAGAAGAGATCTGTATGTATTTATCTGTTTTAAGATCTGTATAGAGAATAGATTCGGCTTGAGAGCCGTTTCCAGGATTCGGCTTATGGGCCGTTTCCATTCGGCTCAAGAGCCGTTTGGTTTCGGCTTGAGAGCCGTTTCCATTCGACTTAAGAGCCGAATCCAGCACTGGCGGGAATATAAGGGCAATTAATGCCTCTTCGTTGATGCGATAATGCATCTTCGGCGTACCGTTTACCTTGCGTTTCTTCTCTTCGATAACACCAGGCAAATACTGGCTGATTATTTTGCTCATTGCCTTGCGGATGACGTCCTCACTGGAGGCTCGAACTTCCGCAGCAATTACCGCATGCTCTTTGTAAAACCAGCCATTTTCGAGGTGGGATTTACCAGACCAGAACACCAGTTGATTCAGAATCGCCGCGAGTAAATGCTGCTGGCGGTCACCGGCGAAAAAATCCAGGTAAGGACAAGGGATCGTGATGCTGTTCCCCTGACCGGACATCGACTGGACAATCTCAAAAATTCTACTCACACAAAACTCCGTACCTGCTGTGCGCTCTGTCATGACTGCACCTTCCTGAACTTGAGTTCAAACTCTCTCCGGCCTGTCTCGCAGATGTCCTGATAACCTTCGTATCGGTACATAACCCGAAGATGAGAAACTCTCATTACCGTCACCATGCGTCCGCGTTCGTTGCGGTATTTCATCCCCGGAATCAGTTCAGCGCTGCGATCGACTGTCTCCGCCGGTACTCTGTGCTTCATCGCTTTTTTCATGCGGTCTACTAATTCCTGGGCAAGCATGGGAGACTCCTGTTACACCGCGTGCGGGCTGATATGTTTAAACTGGATGCTGACTCCGGGAATGAGATCGGCCAGAGCCTGAATTGCCTCTGCCGTTTCTTTGCGGATTACCTGCACTGGCTTACCAGTCAGCACCGCGCTGGTCGCCTCGATGCACTCGCGGTTCGCAATGGCCACCAGGTTATGTAAGTCATGCTGACCAGCCAGCTCTGCATCCATCGCAGCTCTGATTGCTGGCGCCAGCGCAGCTGCCTGACCACGATAATTCGGCGTGTCATTTCGAAATGCCCGTTGGATGATCTGCGTGTTGTTATGCAGGCATCGCGCATACTCTGACGGGTCAACGATATCCGCCAGGCTGTCCAGCAAATCACCATAGTGATGCGCTGTAATCAGCGGGACTATCTTTTTCCAGCCCCCTTTCCTGCCATCCTTCATCGCCCACTCTTCCAGCTCGATAGCCAGCAATTTAATCTCGTTGATTTTCATCAATCAGATTCCTTCTTGGTTGTGCAGGTATTCTGTTTTCCAAGGCGTTTGGCCTGGCGGTAACGGTCATAAACGTCTTTGTCGTAGATGAGTACGCCACCCGAGGCTTCCTCCAGGCGGCGGGCCCGACCTTCGGGAACAAGAGTTCCCCATTTGTAAAGAGACTGAAGTTCAACACCGGCGGCTTTCGCGAGTTTTGTTTTGGTGTCAAAAAAAGCAAGTGCTTCACATGTGAGCATGTGACCTCCATTTTGTTAGGTATATCTAACACTAGCTTGCGCGGGATATCTAAGTCAATAAAATTTAGAATTGTCTAACTATGAAAAATTTAAACAGCCTTGGACAAAGAGCTCTTGCCAGACGTAAAGAGCTCAAGCTGACTCAGCGTGAGGCAGCCAAACTTGCTGGTGTTGCGCACGTGACCATTTCGCAATGGGAGCGTGATGAAACGCAACCTGTCGGCACTCGTCTGTTTTCGCTCGCAAAAGCCCTATCATGTACACCGACTTGGCTGTTGTTTGGAGATGAACAGCAAAATCCTGTCCCTGCCAATGAATTGCCATGCACCACTCAGTTGACTGACAAGCATCGGGAGTTGATAGATCTCTTTGATTCTTTGCCTGAATCAGAGCAAGAAGCCCAGCTTCAGGAAATGCGAGCGAGAGTGCAGAACTTTAATAAATTGTTCGAAGAGCTTCTCCAAGCCAGACAACGCCAAACCAAAAAATAATTTACTATTTATCAGTAGGTTAATTTAAATTCGATCATTTTGTTAGTTATATCTAACAAAATATCTTGCCTATTCCGTTAGACATATCTAATCTAAATCCCATCAAGTAACCACACGCAGTGATTACTCAGAATCAAAATGTTCCGCCTACCCGGCGTTAATGGGTTTAACAGCGAACAGGCAGGATGCCCACGAAGTAGCCGCCGGTGGCATATGAATAACCGGATGATTCGCGGATGACTGGGAGACAAAAAAATGAAGGTTGAATGCCTAGATGATAATGACCAACTACTCTGGTCTTACGATACCACCAACCAACAGAACATAACGGATATGTGTTTTTTAAAGGACGGTACACAGCAAACAATCATTACCGCCCTTGAGAATGCATGCACTCAGGCGAAAGGCCAAATACTGCTATCAGATGACGTTAATGGAGTATCTGATATTTGCACGATGACCGGCAGGAAGGGCTAACACCACATTCCAGAAGCCTGAGTGCGGAACTGCAATATTGGCAGGGAATCGTTCATAGAAACCACCGTAATAGGTGCAACGACCACCTCGTTTGTAAGAGCTGTAATTTGAATCGTCCATGAGTAAAACATTTATCTGATGTGAACATTGGACAGTCACAACATTTCCATCATCCATATGTTCTCGGCTATGTATATGCGACATGAATATTCCTTTTTGTTGTAGGGGCTTAAAGGATACCACCACGCCTGATGTGGTTAAAAGCAGGCCAAAGCAATAACAAGTAGAACCCGTTCTGGCGGCCCGGTGTTTTCCCGTATGTATCCGGCCACCGCCAGCTTTTTCAGGGAACAACATGCAAGTGCACTCCTTCACTTACCAGTTGGGTGACAGGTATGAAACAGGCGGAGTGCGCTTGCAGATGTGATTAATTGCTGTGTGTGCCGCGTGGTCTTTGCCCATCTTCCACGATGGGCACCTTTTTTACCGGAGGGTTTATGAAAAATTCACAGCCAGTTATACCGGACGGGGATCCTGATGTGGAAAGCTCAGTTAATAATTTTATTTACCAGTTAAGCGTTCCTGCTTTTCGCGACTGCCTTACAGCTGAACTCGAGGCACTGTACGAACAACAGAAGGAAGCTCTCGAACACACAGAATCTTTACTCAGGATGGTGCGTGCCAATGGTTAAATTTACCAGCGAAGATATTGCCCAACGTACAGCTGAAGCTGAATATAAAAAAGCTGTGGCTGATATAACCGGTGTTCAAAAATACAAAGATGAGGTGGTGCTGGATATGTGCTTCATCAAAGTAATGGCAAAAATAGTTAACGACCAGAGGGTTAACATTAGCGAATTTTTACGCTGAACTTTTATTTACCCCCTTCGATAACTTCAAACAATTAAGAGATTTTTTATTTATGCCTTAACTGGCAGGGCTAACTATATCCATCAATGATGGCCCTGTCATAGCCAGCCATGCAGGGAGGGTAAGTGACACTTGAGTGCTGTCCGTATTGCAAAAAATGGAGTTCTGATGACTCCATGTATAAATCAACAAAAAGAATGAATAAGAGAGTAGTCACTGCTTATTTCTGTAGCCTTGAGCATGCTATCTCCTACAAACAAATTCATGAACCACGGCGCTGTAATTTAAGCAGAAGCAATGCACGCCATTCACATAAATATTATTGAGGTTATTATGACAATTGGATTAAAAAAATTTGGCGGGAGATTCGAACCGAAAAAAAGCGCACTTGAAAAAGATAGTACGCTTCCGGTTTATGTTGCTTTTAAACAAGCCAAGAATAAAACAATAGCAAAAACATTACTGCATGCGGATTTTATACAGTTCGCGCCAGATTATGCTGATGATTATTTTGCTCCCAAGGTATGGGAAGTAGAGGAAGGAATGTTCTGCACTGTTGAAGGGCAGTTCTATACCGACCTTTTCACTGGTGAAATTGTCTGGAATGCTGAGAAAGGCGAACCAGAGCGCATCATAGTTGAGCCAGAGCTTGCTGGCGGAAATGAACAACTTAATGCTGACGCGACAGAAGAAAAAATGAAACCGGTGAAAGAGCTGGATGTGCTGGCCCGCGCATACTGCCTTGCGGTGTTTGGTGCCATTGAGGAAATCACACCTTCTCAGTATGGCCAGTTAATCGACATGCTGAATGATGATGAATTTAGCCCTTTACGCGAACAGGCAGAGGGTCTTGCCAAAGAACCCCGCATTCTTGCCATGCTTCCTGAAAAACAGACCGAATGCCTGGTCTGGGTGCGTCAGAAGGCGCGCGACAATGCTAAATGGCCAGACTATAAAAACCTGTTTACCCAATGGGCTGATACCCCGCCCGATAAACGCGAGCCAGTAAAGTGTGTTCAGACTGGCACCACGAGCAGTGACAAGCCGACCATGAGCGAACTTGCTACCAGACTGCGCTATCGCACAGCCATGGGAAAATTATCCCGATCCATGGATTTCGACGTGTGCAGCCCTCCAGTTGGCATTGAAATGCGCATCAATACCATGCTGTGCAGTAAAGATGTCGAGATTGATGACTGGTGTGCGCCATTTTCACGTACACCGGGTATTCATGATTATCACCCGGCGTCCATCGTGGCCATCATCAAAACCGCTGATGAAAAACTTCATATTTACCCTGGCGAACTTCGCCAATACATCGATAGCTGCATTGCGGGTTTTGACTGCGTTAATCCACCACAACTGGTCATTGATATTGCCTGCGGCCGTACGTCTGCCCCGCTGCCACAAAAAAAAGATGGAGCAAAGTCTGATGGTGTAACCGAACAGACGTTACAGGACGAAAATTTACCACCAGCTGTCTGCCCGGCTCGCGCTGCAGAACTCGACAGGGAACTGGATGCAGCATTTGCCAATAGCGCCTCAAATGAGGGCGAAAAAACGGAAGTGACCGAACAGGAAGACTACCGGCAACTTCTGGATGCTCATGAAATTGAGATTGCCCACGCGCTGAACGATCTGCTTTCCGGACGTACCGACATTATGGGTAAAGAAGAAGCGGAAGGCGTTGTGACATGTACCGGTTATATTATCGCTGACATTCTTCCTCTGCTGATCATTGATATTGCCACCACTGAATTTTGTCTGTCGCCCAATTTCAGCGACGAAGAAGTTCACGATGTCGCAACGACAATTCTTGATAGCTGGTCTGATGATGCTGCCGTACGTCAGAAAATCGCCCTCGATGCGATCGTGGAATATCGTCGCCCGGAACCGCCAAAACCGGTGGTGATGGATCCTCCCGTGGTTACCGTTAAGCCGAAAAAGGACCCAGAAACAGTATTTGCGCCAAAACCTGCCCCGATTGCCCTCACCTATCGCCAGCAACTGACGCTCGCAGCGCTGCAAGGGATGTGTGCAAACCCGGCATACCGCGGCGATTTTGACGAATTGCCGCACATGGCCGCAGCGTTGGCCGCAGGGGTTATAAGTGCGGAGGCGGAGCAGTGACAGAGAATTTAACCGGCGATGAAGCCCTGATCCGTTCTCTGCACATCTGTGATGATGGATGTGACTGGACGTCCTGGCATTTATGGCGAATGGGAGAACGCAGGCGCATAAGTGAACATGTTTTCACGCAGCCACCAGTTCGTCAGCGCGCTATACAGCCGAGCATGAAACCCAAGAAAAAACAGTGCCAAAAACGAAAGGCAAAACCAACTACTGATTTTTGATTATCAATATTCGCTAGCTGCAGCATGTACTGTTGTGGCTGGCTGCATCGGAGTTATGTATGTCGCAACTCATTTTCAGCGAAGAGTGGATGGTTGAAGCGCGACTAACAGAAAAGACCGGCTTGTCGGAAAGACAAATTAAAAGTTATCGGTTGAATTTGTGGATCGAAGGCGTGCATTTCAAACATCTGACAGCTCTCGGGGAAACTGACAATTCGAAAGGTCTGCTTTGGTACAACTATCCAAAGATTAACCAATTAGTACAGGAAGCATGATGGACTTTCCAACCGGCGTTGAGCTGCATAATGGAAAAATACGGATCACATTTACCTATCGCGGCAAACGTTGCCGCGAAGTCCTTCGGGGCTGGACGGTGAACAGCAGCAACATCAAAAAAGCTGGAAATCTTCGTGCGCTCATAACAAGTGAAATACAGCTCGGTAAGTTCGACTATGCGGAACGTTTCCCGGAATCCAAAGCGCTTAAGAAGTTCATCACAACCAAAAAAATCACCACGTTTAAAGAACTGAGTGATTTTTTTACAGACACCAAAGCTTTAGAGGTATCTGGTGCAACACTGCTATCGCTTACTTCGGTCGTAAATACGTTATTGCGTGTAATCGGAGAAAATACCCGTCTGGTAGATATTGAGCATGCCGACATTTTGCATTACCGAAAGGAGTTATTAACCGGGACAATTATTAACCCGGCAATGCCGAATCTGGCCAGGCAGGGTCGCGCGCCCTCAACAGTCAATAAACAGATGGCAGTTTTATCAGAAATGCTTAAGCTCGCAAACCGAAGCCAGTTTATATTGCATGCTCCTTATGAAGGAGTGTCGCGACTCAAGTTATCTAAAAATGATCCCGACCCACTTTTACTTCATGAGTACCAGGCTCTGATAGCCGCCCTTCCCCGTAGCCAGGCATTAATCATCATTGTTGCCGTTCATACGGGGATGAGGCCGGGCGAGATATGCGCCCTGGCATGGGAAGACATTGATTTGGTAAAAGGTGAAATCCACGTATCCAGAAGTTTGACGAATAAGCGAGTATTTGTTCCCCCTAAGACAGATGCCGGAATAAGGACGATAACGTTGCTTAAACCTGCTCTGGATGCACTGAAGGAACAATACGAAGTCACCGGCGCTAATCCGAAGCAAGAAATTCGATTTCACCATCGGGAGATCGGAAAAACTGAGCAGCAATCTCTTCGCTTCGTTTTTTCACCGACAGCATATTCGTCAAAAAAAGGCAGTTACTTCTCCAAGAACTCGATTGCCTATGGCTGGAAGCGAGGCACTAAACTTGCCAATATCCGCGAAAGAAATCCTTATCAGTCACGGCATACCTACGCATGCTGGACGTTGATGGCCGGAGCGAATCCGTCATTCATAGCGAGTCAGATGGGACATGAAGATGCGCGAATGGTGTACGAGGTTTACTCCAAGTGGATTGGCGACATGAACCAGGATCAGGTCGACATGCTGAACAATCAGATGCCAACGGCATTGCCCCCAGGACGCCCCCACGGGCAGGGGAGCATGAGAAAAGTTATTTAA